GTGGCCGATTTTATAGACTGGGCTAGAAAGCATGAAATTGCTGTTGGAGAGGGTCGCGGGTCCGTCGGTGGATCGTTGATTGCGTACCTGTTGGGAATTCACCAGGCCGATCCAATTAAGTACAATCTAATCTTTGCCCGTTTCCACAACATGGAAAAGTCGAGCTTCCCAGATATTGATACGGACTTTGCGCCATCTGGCCGTCCATTGGTCCAGGAATATCTGCGAAAGAAATATGGTGAGGATCATGTGGCTCACGTCAGCAACGTCAACACTATCACGCCCAAAGTGTATGTGAAGGACATCGCGCGCGTTTGTGAGCTTGGAGGCTCTAAAGAAGAAGCTGTTAGAATCGGAAATGAAGTGGCCAACTGCATTCCGGCAGAAATCCATTCTATTGAAGATGCTCTTGCAAAAGTTCCGCTATTTGCGGAGTACGCTAAGAAATATCCAGAGTTCGAGAAGTTTAAGGATATCTGTGGAAGGTACCGTGCCTGGTCCACTCACGCTGGTGGTATTATCATCTCCGCTCGTCCTCTCACTGGTCTTGTGCCGCTGAGGAAGGATAAAGATGGAGCGCTAGCAATTGAGTATGATAAGGACAAGGCTGAAGAAAATGGTCTAGTCAAGATGGATACCTTGGGCCTCTCGACTCTGGATACTATTGGTCAAACCATGAAGCTCATCAAAGAGTCGGGCAAGGTAGTTCCTGAAGTCATTAGTTATGACGAGTACGATCAAGAGGCTTACGACATCATTTCAAATGGAGATACGTTCTGTGTGTTCCAGCTTGGAACGTCTGGTGGTACTATTGATTTGTGTAAGCAGATCAAGCCAAAGTCGGTCAACGATATCAGTTACATCAACTCGCTCGCACGTCCGTCTGCACGTGATATGAGAAAAGACTTCATCCTCACTAAGGATGGTAAGAAGCCGTTCTCGTTGTTGCATCCAACGTTAGGTCGAGCATTCAACAATACATTCGGATTCGGTCTGTATGAAGAGTCTCTAATGTATCTTGCTCAGGACGTAGCAGGCTGGAGTTTGCACGGAGCTGACCGTTTGCGTAAGCTAACGAAGGAAAAAGGCAAGAATCCCAAGAAGGCTCAGGAGTGGAGAAACGAGTTCATCAAGGGCGCCGTTGAGAATAATGTAAACGAGGCTATTGCGAAACGTATTTGGGATGAAGTCGTCGACAAGTTCCAAGGTTACGGTTTCAATATGTCACACTCAATCTTGTATTCGATGACGAGTTACAAGACGGCATATCTCAAAGCACACTTCCCAATTGAATTCTTGATGGCTAACTTGATGGCTGAAGTCAAGTCCAATGCTCCGGATTCTAAGGGTAACATTGAGAAGATCAAGAAGGAAATTCGTAAGCGTAGGGTTAAGATTGTTCCACCAGATATCAACAAATCTCAGTTGGTTTATACTATTGAAGACGGCAACCGATTGATTACTGGTTTGGATGCAATCAAGTTCGTCGGAGCTGATGCAATCAAGGACATTATTGAGAAGAGGCCGTTTACTGGATTCTTCGATTTCATGACCCGAGTAAGTTCTAAGGCTGTGCGAGCTAACAGTATCCAAGCATTGGCTGCATGTGGTGCGCTCGATTCATTCGGCATCCCACGTAAGATGATGTATCTGTACTGTTCTGACTATCGCAAGAAACTACAGGTCTGGCTCAAGAAGCACGATCCAACTGTAGATGAATTCGTTTATCCATGGCCAGCCGAACCTGACTGGTCCATGCCTGAGGTGTATGCTCTGGAGCAGTATTATTTGGGAGAGTCATTTACTTGTAAGCCGGCGTTGGCATATGGACGATTCTTCGATGGAGATCACGTATCCGTTCAACAAATCAAAAAGTCTAAGGACAAGACTAACCTATCTTCCGTCAAAGGTATCATTCGAGACTTCTTTGAGTTCCGAGTTAAGAAGGAAGGTAAGTATTATGGCCAGCCCATGGTAAAGGCCGTAATCGAGGATAAGAACGGCGATCAGTGCACTTTGACTATTTTCCCTGATAGATGGAAAACCGTGCAGGAAAGAATTCAAGAAATTAACAAGAAGGCCGAATTCGATATAGGGATTGCGCTGTTCTTCTCAGGGAACACGAATTCTTACGAAGATGACATGGGTGTCATATTAGATCAATTATACCATATTGCGTTACCGCCTCCATTACCGGCCGATTTGAAAGCTAAGAAAATCAATCTCAAGGAAGCAAAAGCCAAACTTTTTGGTGAGGTAAAAGAGGAAAAACCTAAGAGTCCTCAGGAGATACTCGATCAAATCGAAGACACTTTGTATGACGAAGGGCTTATGGATTTGGATGACGAAAATGAGGATGATTGATATATACGATATGTAATAATAACAAAATCGACGGTCACGTCGAAAAATGATATAGATGATATCGATTGTATATGCATAATAAGGGATGAAGTCATGACCAAAATCAAACTCAAGGAATGGGCGGATAGACACAACCTGTCATACCTCACTGCAAATAGACATTTTCATGCAGGTATGATCCCAGGCGCTGTGCAACTAGACTCAGGAACTATCCTTGTAGAGGATGATTCACCGGAGCAATTCATGGCATCTAATCCTAATAGCGGTGACGCAATGTCACTCTTTCTAAAGAAGACAGTTGAATTTAGTAAGAATAACTCTACTGTAGAGGACTTTGCAGCATTCATTATTTCTAACTTCCAATTGAAGTTGAATACAGCGCCGGATGGTCCAAGATATTCAAGAAACAAACCAAAAGCAGATGAAGTGCAAAAACACTTCCAGCAATTCTTACCTGATAAAGAATCGGTTGAACACCTAAAAGCTGTCGCAGCCCTTTTGAAGCAAGGTAAACCGGCTGGTGATGTTGTGCCTTCCGCATTGGCGCCCGCAGCGGCAGCCACTTCAGATGCTGAGGTTTCCCTTTCTGAAGATGAGATACAGAGCTTATTGAAGGCGACTCCTAGTGCCCAAGATGTGCGACTGTACGGAAGTGTTACTGAAGGTCTGGTTTCACGAAGTGTTGATTTTGACACAACTCCACAACAGATCAACTATACCGGCTCTACGAGCCAGACCTTCAGTACCAATTCTATTGTTGACGGTGGAACATCCGTCAACAGTAGTTACATGGTAAGTGGCATAAATACTGCAGGTATGCCATCCCTTGGGTTAGTCAGTAGCGGTGTTTTGTTCAATGCCGCCCCTGCATCCGCCCCATTTCAGCCAACTCAAAAAGAAACACAATCTGCTACACAGGTTATAGAAATGGCTGAAGCTGATGAAATCAACGAACTACCACGTAAGCGCGGTAGAAAACCATCTAAGAAGAGATAACTATGTTACATAATCGTTTATCGCAATTATTCCAAAGGGAATCTGATAGGTTACTCAAGTCTTTCCTCAACGACAATCCAGACTTACTAAAGAAGTATGTTGACGGTGGTGTTGTAGCAGTAGGCGCGGTTTTAGGCCCAATTAACTCTTTCATGAGGCACCTATTAACTGTTCAGGGTTTAGACCCAGACACTACTCCAGGTGAGAAGCAAAGGGCGCTCGTACAAGAGGCTCTTACCAACTTTTTCGAAAAGGTTCATGATAAAGCGTTTGATGAAGACTATGACCTATCTTGGGTTCGTCAAAGATTCGAAGATACCAGAAAGAATCTTAAGCAACTAAATCTAACTCAAGATAGATTTATGGAATTAACTGACCTATCTAAGATTCCTAATCCTTCTAGAGTAGAAGATGTGACTAAAGAGAAGCTTGATGATCTTGTTCAAAGAGTGAATCCAGTTGCTGACCCGGCCCCTAAGCGTGAAACTAACATTGCTTTAGATGACGCTATTCAACAGCTAAGAGATTTTATGACAAAGATTGAGAAGTCTCAGCCCGAAGAAAAGGTTGAAGAGAAGCATACTGGCATCAAGACTGGTAAGAAGAATGTCAACAAGGGATATGGTAAGAGAGGCGTTACTAGGGGTTCTGGTACAAGGGTCCGTAAGATTTCTGCCGACTATCCTGTACAAACCAAAGAGCCAACTATCAAACAAGAATTGGCCGCCAAGCGCAGTCAAGAGTTTACAGAGCGTGCGGTGAAGTTGGTTCACGATATGATTGATCGTGGCTTAGTTGAGGGCAGCGTTGAAGCGGTTCAAGAACAAACTAAGCAGATTATGTCATGGAGCGAGGAGTCTCTTGCAGCAATGGAAAGGGTAGTAGCTAAGCATTTCAAACTACCAAGTGATAACAAATTTACCGGCTCCTTTAGAAGAGTCAAGAAATAAGGTATCAAATGCCATATAGACGCGTTCAACAACAATCAGATAGAGGAAGTATTCGCGACCTAGCAAATGGGGATGATGATAAGTTTCCTCCAACACCTCATGAACTTCATTTGAAGGGATTGTATGAACACGCCATGGTTACGAGAGATGAAGCCTTGCTTAATTCTTTGGGGTTAATTCCGCTAAATGGAGACGCAAAGAACCCTGTCTCAATTTATAGACATCGTGAGTATGTCAACAGTCTTAGCACCGCTCTTGCTGAACAAATCCAGCAGACAGCCAAAGAAATTGAAGGTTGCTTTGCTGTAGATGAATCGACTTTCTCTCATGAATTAAGAAGATCGCAATATAAGCAAGCTCAAGCTTTAACTATAATTTCTGAGCCAGAAGCATTAGTAAAGACGGCAAGTGATGATGGTGTCCCGCCAAGAAGAAGTTTTAGAAGGGTAATCTAACATGAAGTGTGTATCTTGTGAAACAGAAATCAATCCTAAATGGAAGCACGCCATAGATATTAATGTGTGCCCGTTCTGTGGTAAACATATCATGGAAGAGCATCTTAAGAATTGCGTGACTGCTTTAGCTGCCGCCATGGATGCTATGGCTAAATATCCTGAGCAATTGGATGACTGGCTCCTTTCCAATCATAACTATATCAAAACCGATTCTCCAGATCTCAAGAGCTATCTTCCAAAGGAAGCTTTCAAAGAAATTCGCAAAGTACTTGATGAAGAAGAGTTCCAAGAGAAGAAGAAGTCTATTGTCAAGATCAAAACTCGTGATGAGGATGGTAATGTAATCGAGCAAGATGTTGAAGTTGAAAAGATGGCAACTGACGATAGAACCCAAACATTCCACGATCGTGCGAATAATATGCTCAAGCAAGAGAAAGCTGTGGATGGGGATCCTAAAAGTGTCGCCGCAAAAACTAAGGATCTTAGAGCGGTTGCAGAAAAAATCAAAAAAGAAGTCGCCCTCGCCTCGAAAGCCGAAGGTGGTGTGGCATCTATGATGAGCAAAGAGATGATGGCCGAAGCTGATCCCGAGGCCGTTGCTGAATTTCAATCCATGATCGCCACTGGTGATATAGTATCTTCCAGCCTGCCGGCCGCGAGCGATGGTGATGACGATGAAATTCCATCTGTAGTTCTTGCAATGGCTAATATGAAAAAGTCTGGCGGAGCGGATGGTGGCGCTAATGAAAAGGATTTGAGGGCACTTGCTAATATGCAGGCCAAAGTCCAAGGCGGAGCCAAAAGGCTAAATTCCGGTAAAGGAAGTTTCTCAAGAGGATAAACCATGTCAATCAGAGTCGTTAACAATAGAAAGCTGGAAATGACGGATGATGAATGGGAAATGTACCAGAAAATCGTCCAATCATATACGGATGTTACTGGTAAGGGGGAAGACCTCTTCATAGACCTTTTTGAGGCCAATGATGACGGAATTATTATCTTCCTCAAGCCACCTTCTAAAAGAAGGACTAGCTTGGAAGTATTCTTATTTCTAATGGCATTGATGCAGCATCAACACCTGCGTTTAATGCATAATCAGATAGATGAGGTGGTGGCCGAGATAAAGAAAAACAATAAGGCTACCAAGTAATCATTTGTCGAGAAAAAGTTCGTTTAATTCAATATTACAGGAGAAGATAAACATGAGCCAACAAGTAAGACTCGGCGATGTTTTAGGTTCTAATTTAGAGGAAAATTTCAAGGATTTCGACCTCACCGACATACAGGAAGTATTAGAACAGCTACGAGATACAGATGCTATTGATTTGGCTCACGCCGAATTCTTACAGCAAAAAGCACTATGGGGAGCAGACGTTATAGTAGGTTACCTTTCAAAGATTGTAAAGACAGTAGGTTATCTAGAATCGCAAGTAAACAGTACCAAGAATAAAGTGTCCTTAGAATATGTAGCACCCGATGGGGCTCGAACGACCGTGGACATGAAGAAATGGGCAGGAGAGTCCTCGCCCGAAGTAGAAAAAGTACAAATCAAACTAGCAGAAGCCAAGGGCGCCAAGATCGTCCTCGAACGAAAATACGAGATTTTAGTGAAGTCCCACCACCATTTTAAAGACATTGCGGCGGGCCTCCGAAAGACGATCCTCGGTTATAGTTCAGGGACCAGCAATGCGGCCGAAGGCTACGATTGATAGGAGATAAAATGTCAGATGATAAGAAAAAGAAGTCCGATAAGCTAACCGCATTTTTTCGAAGTTTTGCCGATGCCGACGAACAATTAGATTTTAGACTTGCCCATGAAACCATGGGAGAGAAGTTGCCGGTAACATCATCTGGCTCATTAGTTCTCGATGACGCTTTGTCATCTGGAGGACTACCAAAGGGTAGATTGATTCAGTTCTACGGCGCCCCAGGTAGCGGTAAAACCCTAATGGCTATGTTGGCCATGAAGGAAGCTCAGCAGGCTGAGCCTGGCACACAGCAAATGTTCATCGATGCCGAAGGAACGTTTGATGCTAAGTGGGCAGAGATTTTGGGTTTGGATGTTTCCCGTATCATTGTTGTTGATGGTGAGACGGCCGTTATTGGTCGTAGCTGTTTCGAGATGATTCTGGGTGTTCCAAAAGAGGACAAGAAGACTCACTTGCTCGTCGGTAAGACTAAGCAAGGTTTGCTCGATATGATTATGGCTGGCGAATTCAATATCAACATGGTTGTATTAGATTCACTCGGCGCCATCATTCCGCCAGGAGAAGATACTTCTGCTGTTGGTAAGATGAACATGGCTTTGTTAGCTAGATTCTTAACTACTACTTTCCGTAAGCTTTCACTTGATGCAAATAGGGCTAATGTACCATTCATTTTCATCAACCACAAGAAAGCCAATATGGATCCTTATGGAGTGGATCACTCGTTTTCCGGCGGAAATACTTACGCTCACTTCTTGAGTGCCAACGTTTACTTTGAAGCGGTGGCTCGTGCAGATGCACAAATCTTGGATGAAAAAGAGCAAAAGGTTGGACATACGATGCGTGCCACTATTGAAAAGTCGAAGTTCGGCCCTTACCCACGTAAGTGCGAATTCAAAGTAAACTTCGGAATTGGCGTTATAGACAGGCACGAAGAGGTTGCACAGTTAGCGTTGGACTACAATGTCGTTCAAAAAACGTCCACAGTGTCCCATGAATATGGTGACAAGAAGTGGGTTGGATTTCCAAAGTTCTGTGAAGCTCTCAAAGATGACCCGGCATTGGCCGCTGAACTCACTGTAAAGATTGGTGAAGCACGTGACCACAAAAGAGATGCTGCTAGAAGGGAACAAGAGGCAAAGAAACTTGCCGCTTTAACTCCAGCAGATGATGCCGGCATTGAAGAAGTAGAATCGAAGAAACGGAAGAAAGGTAAGTAATCATGCCAATTGATTTGGGCCCAAATAGTCTAACGGGCGCACAAGCACCCACGCTAAAGAAGCCACCATTCCTAATTACATTAGATGATGGCGTAACTGGCAAGACTCGAAATTTTCAGAGATTTATTTCTTTGGATAAGCCTGAATCAATTAATGGCTTTATCCAAGTCAAAGGAATTTTCTGTGATAAGGATGAGGATGAAATAATCAAAGGTTTTGCGGACATCTTGACGAATACGTCGAAAGAACTTATATTGGAAATGATGTTCCCGCTACATAGAATTCATAGCATTAGAAGCTTAGTATTCAATGCAGTGAAGGTTGTCACAAACCCAAGTAAGGAAAGTAAGTAAGATGAGCAAGAGAAATGTAAGAAAGGTTTATCTGGAAACTGTTTGGCCAGAAGAATCTAATATAGATGAGATTGTATTGTCTAAGATTTATACAGTCGTAGAGAACCAATCTGGTAGCAAATGGACCGGAACAATGACCAACTTGATGTCTGCTATAAACAGAGTTTCTAGCAAGCGTCAAAGAGGGATTCTACCCGGCTCCCCAAGTGCTCTCAGAGTGGTAATAAACAGAGTAGCTAACAGGCTACGAAACAGAGGTATCGGAGTAAGATTTGGCCGTACCACTGACCACGCACGCACTCGTTACGTACGATTTACACACTAATGTGATAGAAAATACGATCGAAGGTTTTGTTAAGTAGAAACGTACTAGTAATGTACAAAAAAGATAACAGTAGGAGATCAATATGACAACGAATACATTTGGTGAAGTAGACTGGAACGCAGACGTTTTCCCAGGCGATAACAAGGGCAAAACGAACAGCAAAGACCTCTTTCTCCGTTTAGATGAGGGTGCAAATGAGCTAAGACTCTTGACCCAGCCACACCAGTACTTGGTTCATAAGTACAAGAAAGAAGGCGACACTGGTTTTGGACAGAAGGTTCAGTGCTCCGCAATTCACGGAAGCTGCCCTCTCTGTGCCACTGGCGATAAGGCCAAGCCACGTTGGTTGCTCGGAGTAATCTCCCGCAAGACCAACACCTACAAGATTCTTGATATCTCTTTCGCTGTGTTCTCACAGATCAGAAAGTACAACAAGAACGCAAGATTTGGTGATCCTACCAAGTATGATATCAACATTGAAGTTGATAAGAACGGTGGAGCTACTGGGTATTACTCAGTCCAGGCTTTGCCAAAAGAGCCACTATCTGCTGCTGATCAAGTAATTAAGGACAGCATTGATTTTGATGACCTAAAGCGAAGAGTCACTCCACCTACTCCTGAAATTGTTCAGAAGCGTTTGGACAAGATCAATGGTGTAACGACCAACGGTGCACCAGCTCCTTCAGCCACGGCTCCTGCCGCTGCTGCCAAGAAGAGCACCAAGGCTGCCGCTCCAGCCGTCAGCATGACTGATGACGAAGAACTAGAGAACTCGTTCCCTTCTTATGAAGACGGACAAGCCCCACAGTCCTAAACCATCTATCACTCCCTAGATAGTCGAAAGGCCCATAACTTCACTGTTATGGGCTTTTTGTTTTTCTTGGTTATATTACCAAGTATGGTAAAAACTATACTTGGCTTTGACGCCTCTTCTACGACTATTGGTTATTGTGTATTAGCTTTAGATGACACAACTAATACCATTTCATTTGTCAAAGCCGGATATATTAAGCCGCTTAAGAAGGGGACTATTATCGAAAGGATAGTAGATACCAGAAATAAAGTTCAAAAGGTTATTGTGGATGCTCAGCCCGACTATATTGCAATTGAAGAGATTATTCAATTCATGAAAGGCAAGAGTACAGCTAAAACTATTATAATGCTAACTACATTCAATAGAATGATCTGTTTGACCTCTTATGACTATTTGGGTAATTCACCAACACTTTATAGTGTAATGACTATTCGCCATGGATTGAAGACCGGCAAAGAATTACCAAAAAAAGAAGAAATGCCCGCCCTTGTCGCCCAACATTTAGGAATTACATTTCCTTACGAGTATAATAAAAAGGGCAACATCAAGGTCGAAAGTTACGATAAAGCTGACGGCATGGCAGTGGCCCTTTATCACGCAAGAGCCTTGGCCGGCTTGGTCAAGTCCAAGGGTAAGAAGAAATGAATCTTAAAGAAGCCTACGCAACTTTAGAATTGGCCCAGGGCACGCCCCCGGAGGAGGCCAAGAAAAAGTACCGAGAACTTACTAAAAAGTACCACCCCGATGTAAATAAAGAGCCGGGCGCCGAGGATAAGTTCAAGAAAATTAACGAAGCCTATCAGATCATACAAACTGGTAAAGGAACCGATCCGCAAGATAGACGCCCCTCTTACCATCAAGGTGGTTTTCATAGACAGCAGGTTATTCAGCTAGAGAATATTGAAGTTCACCAAACAATCTCTTTTAAAGAGTCTGTGCTTGGATGTAAGAAAGAAATCAAGTACTCACGACATAGCAAGTGCCAAGACTGTGGAGGAGCTGGAGAAATTAAGCTCAACAACGGTTGTAAGACGTGCGGCGGTAAAGGTCAAGTTGTTAATCGACAGGGTAATATGGTTATGGTTAGCACCTGCTCTGAATGTCATGGGCAGACTAATATGACATCATGTTCTGCCTGTCATGGCAATGGAACTGTCCACGCAGACGTGTCCGTGCACGTGTCTGTGCCTGCGGGAATTTTAGATGGCAACATTTTACGATTACAAGGTATGGGAAACTACGCAGGCTCCTTTATGGGATTAGCCGATCAACATACTGACGCTTTCCTTCATATAAGCGTTACGCCAGAGCCCGGTCTAAATATAGAGGGCTCTAGTGTAATAAGTCACTTGACTATTCCGTTGCTAGATGCTTTGCGTGGATGTAAACGTAAGGTCAAGACTATTAATGGAGATAAGGAAATTCAGATTAAACCGCAGTCTAGAAACCGTGATGAGGTGATTGTACCTCATTGTGGTGTAAGCGGCACTGGAGACCAAAAGGTTATTCTAGACGTTGAGTATCCAAAGAACACTGACAAACTGATTGGCGTTCTTCTAGATGAGGTAGTATAATGCCATTCGCAATGTTTTGTCAACACAAAGGGTGTAAGGGTACTGGAAGCCAAATGGAACCATATTTGGATTCAAAGACTGATAAAGTATACTGTAGTTTATGTGACCAGGAGCTGCCTAACGTCACTTACTTCGTTAAAGTTCAGATGAAAGCGCTGAAGCAATTCAGGCAAAAACAAGCGGTGGCTTTTGGGGTCAAGTGCCAAAGTTGTGGAAAAGAAGCGCAACCGAAGGTGGTCAACGACGATATAGTGTGTCCAGCATGCACAAAACCGCATACTCACCTAAGCGAGCCTTTCAAAATGATGCTGAAGGATAAGCTACGAACCGCAAACAAAGATGTATAAATGTTAGATAAGATAGTTGAATCGTGCCGTTTTCTGTTGGAGAATTACCCAGAAGCTCGGCCAAGTAAGTCGTATCTCGATTCTCGTCTCAAAGAAGAAAGCCAGGAGACTTTCCAATTTGGTTACTTCCCTGGGGTTGAGAACATCTCAGTACTCGCTGATTTAGTAGGCGAAGAAATGTTACACAAGGAGAAGCTTCTCTTTATAAAAGAGATCGAGGACGCCCTTTTTCCTCGCAAGGTACCGTCCTGTTACTTTGAGGATTATCCCTTGGTTATGCCATTCCGAGATCCGTATGGAAGGGTGGCCGGACTGGTAGGCCGTACCGTTCTTTCAGATAAAGAACAGAAGGAACGCGGCATTTCTAAGTACAAGAATACTAAATTTGAGAAGGGTAACCTACTTTTTGGGCTTTACGAGAACAAGCGTCATATAATAGATAAGGGCTTTGTTTATATAGTAGAAGGACAAATTGATGTAATTAAAGCTTTTGAGATAGGATTAAGGAATATTGTGGCATTAGGAAACTCTTCTATGACGGCCTATCAATTTTCCGTCATTAGCAGATACTCTAATAACCTGTTTTTGTTATTAGACAATGATGAAGCTGGCCAAAAAGGGAGGAAACAGATCATTAGTAAGTATGGGCAATATGCCAACATTCGTAATTTTTACTTGCCAGACGACTTCAAAGATATAGATGAGTACATCACTAAGGGTGGAATTAGTGATCATGGGGACTTGTCTTTTGTCGTCAAAGACTGAAATTTCTTAGAAAATTCCGTCTTTCCTCTATTGATATATTGTGATTGTGTCTTTTAGTATCTAGGGGTCAAAGATGGAACGTGAACGTAGAAAAAACAGATCAGATAAGTATCAATGGGTTTTGCTTGAAACCGTTTGTTCAAATGATATGATGGAAGCTTTTTGCAATGAGGACAGTATCTCTGCAAGACTTAATCCATTTGATTATAACGAAGATTTAATCGAGCTGGAAGAACAGCTCAAGAAAGAGTTTTGGAGAGTCGTAGACACACTATTGACCCCAAGACAAAGGGAAGTAATTAGACTTTATGCAGACGGCTATACTCAAATGGAGATAGCTAAGATGCTAAATGTCAACCAAAGCTCTATTACCAAATCTCTCAACGGTAACGTTGATTACAAGAATGGTAAGAAGATTTATGGTGGAGCCCGAAAGAAAATTCGCAAGATCATCGAAAATGATGAGAAAATCAAAGATATTCTCAACAAAATGCGCGATGCTCGTGACGAGAAGTGGTAATATTCTGAAATCTACGTAGTAGGATTGCCTGTCAATAAAGTGCAGGATATTATCAATATTACTCTATTTAAGATAGGGTACGTTCTGTTCAACGGGAGACATGATGCCAAAATTTTCGATAGATTACTCAGGTTTGGCCCAAATTCAAAAGAAGGCATATCGTCTTTCTGATGTTAAAGATCAGTTAGAAACTGTGGCTTTTGATGTAGTTAGGTTCAAAGACGGCGATAAGGGCGCTGATCTGTGGCAAATTCAAAGCGCAGATGACGGTGATTACATCGTCGCTCTCTATGATGCAGATGAAGAAAATGAGAAGACTGCCTCTACAAAAAATCCTTGGGGCGTATTAGTGACTAAGAATGGTCACGATCTACAAATTTCTTACAAGGGTGACCCTCTTGTAAGAATGGCATCTTCTAAGCTAGGAATCCCAAGTTCAGAAATGCATAAGGCTGAGCAGTACCTACCAGAAAAACTTGCTACCAATAAGAAGCTCGTCAAAGCTCTTTTGAGTGAGCTAAGTGAGACAGCTAGATTAGAGGTATCCAAGAGATACCCAGAACTGGTTTAACGGAATAGGTATTCAATGAGCATTGATAAAATACATCAACTAGTCGGTTCCTTAGCAAAAGCAGTGGACGAAAATCAGAGGATTCCAACTCCGATTTTGGCTGCCAAGCTAGCACGTTATGTTGAAGTCTATCCTCAAGATAAAACTCTTGGATCTATGTCCAGAATTATCGACAAGATGGTCGACAACAATACAAACTTCATTCGTAAAGCAGAACTCAAGTCACTTTACGGCAAACTGTATCAGCATGGCACCAAGGTTGCTGAGTTGCTATCAGAGGAGCTTGGCGAACAAGCCGAGTCAGAAATTACTACTTATCATCGTGACGAAGCAGTCACAGAGGTCAACCCTTACCAGTTTGGTGATCAGGTTATGGCCAATGCTCTCGCCAGTGCTTTTGATAGTCAGCTTCCACTCAAACTATATTCACAACCTGTAGCTGACAAGGCTATGAGATCAGTTGGAACTACTTTGGACGCTTGGAACCTCAGACCATCTAGCTTAGCCGTTAGTGATGGTAATGATAAATTCATTGTTATTAAAGCGGACTATGATACTCCAAAGGGAGTTACTAGTTTCTATGTTCCAGTAGAAGTTACCAAGAACGAAGTGGTAGAACCACAAGTATTCATGGGCAACACTGGACCAGAAGATCTCAATCATACTACTATCAAGGCGTACCTAAAGCAACAAGCTGGTACCAAGACTAAGATCGGCGCTACTGATATTCTTACCGCTCTAACTCATGCTGCAAGCGATAAGCGTGAAGTCACTGCTGCTGAGATGGCAGTTATCCGCATGAACGCTGACCGTCAAGGTAAGTCTGAATTTTTTGAAGGACAAGTTGTTGGATTAAAGGTTGAAGCTGCTGCTAAGCCAGATGTTGCTCTACCAAAGTCTGATGAATTCGTTTCTTTCGAAGAGAAGTTCACCACTCCACAGGGACTAGCTTCCTGGAGATTCGGTGCAGAAAAAGTTGGAACTGCCAAGAACCACATCTCTCGTGAACTACAGTCCATGGGATTCGCTAGCCACCAAGTAGTTGTTACTGGTAATGATGAAAACACTATCTTCTGCGGAGTCTCTCTAGACACTGGTAAGGTAGCTTTCACTGTTCCAGTCAAGGTTGCTAACGACAAACTACAGAAGCCAACTATCATGTTGTGCAACGGCTCTATCGCCTCTTTCGATAAGAAAGGCATTAACAGCCTAGTGTCTGAAAACAAGAGCGACTCTAAGGTTGCTGCTGTTGCCTCTAACATGGCATCACTCAAGCCAAGCGAAATCGTAAACAATTTGCGTCAGGCTCTTGCTGATGAGAACTATGCTAAGGCAGAAGATGCCCTCAACGTACTAGCTAACGCTGGCGATGAAAAGGCTTATGCCCTTGCATTCAATTTGTACATGTCCGGTTTATCTGGCGTTAAGGTTGCTGAAACCAAGTGCTCCAAGATGACTAAGACTGCTAACAGTGAGTATCCAATCTGCTCACACACTGGATTACCAATTAACAAGGTATACCAAGATAAGAACGGATATTGCCGTCCACTATACCGTAAGGGTATGGACGAGACTTATGAGGGGGCTTCCTTCATCAACGCCAAGATTTTCGGGTAACCAATGAATTTATTTAGACTTGCTCGATTATTTG